AAGTGCTAAGACTGTAGCAAATATTAGTCTTCTCGTAAATGCTGCAGCAGGTGTTTCTATTTGTGCTGCTTCTCTAGCTTGTTGTATTCCTTTATTACGAGCAGACATTGCTTCTATCATTAGCTTTTGTTGCTCTGACTTTTGACCCATATTAACTGCAACTAACTTAGCTACAAAACCAGTTAAAATAGGTAACATATTTGTAATTAATTCAATCATACGCACATATACCAAGTGTAATAATAAATTGTCAAGCAGTCATAATACAACACATTACTTCTGCCTGTCTATCTTCTCGAATATCTTTCCGAGTATGTCTTTAATTTCTGTTATATCTCTTTGGTAGTCTGACTTTAATACATATTCTTTAGGACAGTTACTCATAGCGTGTTCAATATCTTTTACATCTTGTGATAATTGATGTAAGAAATATCCTAGCATCGTTACGATAACACCTAAGCCAAATAGTAAGAAGTCAGTCATAATACTTGATTTCTATAATTATTTCTTTCAGTTAATAATGCTGAGTATTCTTCATCAGTCAAACTTGTTGTTACTCCAGCATTAACTTGTTCTAAGTGTCTAATTACTTTCCAGTCTGTATTGTACAAATTAGTCCTTGCTTTATTGTTTAAAGAATCTTGTGTATCTTCTACAGAAGAAGTTTCATCATTCCATACTTGACCAGAAATAATATAATCATCAGGCATAGATATAACTTCTTTTGCTGCAACTGGACTATCATCTGAAAGTACAGGCAAAGTATCTGCTGTAAAAGGACCAGCCCATATGTCTAAAGTATCTTTTGTTATTTCTAAATATTTAACTGGCATATTATCTCCTTGTTACCAACTTACAATTATTCTACCATCAGCACCATGTCCACCACAACCTGAAGACCAACCACCGCCTCCTCCGCCGCCTCCGTAAAGACCACCATTAGAAGCGTTACAAGGTTGACCACAGCATCTAGCACCGCCTGAACCTTGTCCACCTTGTGAATCACCACCGTTTGAACCACAGTTATTACCATAGTTACAAAGACCGTCTGAACCACCTGGAGAACCACCAGTACCACCAGAACAACCTTGCTGAACCCAAGTACCGCCAGTACCTCCAGTAGCACTTAAGTGTGAGCCAAATGATGAAGAGCCACCATTTGTAGCAACTGTTCTACCACCATAGTTAGCATCACCACAACCTCTAGTACCACCAGAGCCAATAGTTACAGTAACATTTGTACCTGCTTGTAGTCCAGTAACGCTTTGGTTTTGGTAACCACCGCCACCACCGCCACCATTACCTTCTCCGCCTCCACCTCCGCCGCCTCCAGCGACTAGAGTTACTGTAAATACAGTAGAGGTTGTAGTTCCAGCAGGAGGTGTAAATGTGCCTGAACTATAAAATGTTTGTGAACCTGGCACCCAGTTTATTGTTCCGTAAAAATCACCAATAGTTATTTCACCAGATGATGGGACAGTATCAGAACCATAATATTCGCTAAGAGAATGAGGAACAGTACCTCCAAACTCTGTAGCTATATCATTTAAACTAATTTGTCCTGATGATTGTAGTGCCATTATTCTAACTCCCAAGAAGTTGTATCTTCATTCCATTGATATCTTTTACCGTCATCTGGGTATTCTACTGGAGCTTCCCATAAACAAGTATCTTCATTTAATGTCCAAGAATTAAAAGGTTGTGGCGGCATAAAAGCATCTTTATCAGTATCGTAAATATAACCTATAGATGCGTAGTTTTTTCTTAATGCTTTACTTTGGTCAGTAGATTCTGTTCTTGTACCATCTTCATTTTGTGTGTAATGTTTACCAGCATAAGTGTTGTATGAAGTTTTTACCCATGTGCCTGGAATACTATCTACAAAATCTTGGTCAGCTACAATAACTTGTACTACTTTATTATTTAAAATTTTTGCGTAATGTGCCATACTATTGAAATCTATATTTAACAATTACAATTCCAGAACCACCTGCTTTACCTGGTTGTTGGTAACCTGGGTAACCACCACCTGGTCCACCATTACCTGAGTTTGCAGAACCTGCTGGGTCATTGTTTGTTGCATTATTAGCACCTCTACCACCAGCAGCACGAGTTACAGAGCTTCCAGTAATAGATGATGCTCTACCTGCACCTCCTGCTCTTGGGTCGCCAGATACTGTACCTGCACCAGCAGCACCACCACCGCCACCAGAAAGAGAACCTCCTCCATCATAACCTTGTCCTGATGTTCCTGAACCAGCTGAACCGCCTTTTGCTCCACCACCAGAACCACCATTACCACCATGACCACCTGAAGCACCATTACCTCCTCGTCCTCCGCCAATAGAAGTAATACTTCCAAAGACTGAGTTGCTTCCGTTACCTGCTTGTGTAGTTTCGTTTGGCGCTCCTGAACCACCTCCACCAATAGTAACTGTATAGTTTCCTGCTGATACAACTAATTCACTTTCAGCAGAAGCTCCGCCGCCAGATGTTTCAGAGCTACCACCTCTACGGTAACCTCCAGCACCACCGCCACCACCTCTATCTTGACCACCGCCACCACCGCCAGCAATGACTAAGTATTGAACAGAGTTAGAACCTGCAGCATTTCCTTCTGTTGTAACTGTAAATGTACCAGAAGATGTAAAGGTATGAATTTTATAATCACCGCTTGTTACTACTGAACCACCAGAAGCAGCCATAAATACTGCATTTGAAGTGCCATAAAAGTCTGCTGCTACTTGTATTTCTCCAGATGCAGGAGCATTACCTTTACCATGATATTCAGATAACTGATGAGGTGCAGAACCACCATATTCGGTAGCTATATCACTAAGACTAATTTGTCCAGAACTTTGTAGTGCCATTATTTATTTTCTAATTCTTCTACTTTTGCAGTTAATTCTTTAATTGCTTCTACTAATAGACCGATTGTTTGGTCGTATTGTAAAACTTTGTATTCTTTACCTTCTTCACCATGAAATACTAATTCTTTAGTTTTTACTGCTGAAGGTAATACTTCTTCTACTTCTTGAGCAATTAGACCTGCTGATTCAACATTATCTGATGTGTAAGTAAATGTGCAACCATTTAACTTGTTTACTTTACTTAAAGCATCTTCAATGGGTTTAATATCTTTCTTTAGATTTCTATCAGAGATAGTAGTTGAGTATGCAATGACATCACCATCAGCGTGAAAATCACCGTCAGATTCAAATCTAAACTCATTTGACCCATTAACATAAACATCCATGCGAGTGTCAGTTGTAAATGTAATGTAATCACCTGAGTCAGAACCGATATTACCTTGTAGTGTGTAAATATTATTGCCTTGACCATCTAAATCACCACCTAATTGTGGAGTTGTATCATTAACTAAATCTGTGTCAATATTATTAATTTGTGTTTGAATGCTACTTGTTACCCCATCTACATAGTTTAGTTCTGTTGCTGTTGCAGTAATTGCTGTACCACTTAAAGATAAAGCACCAGTAACATTAACACCGCCTGATGTGTCTAAACTAATAGTAGTACCTGAAATATCAATATTTGTACCACCAGAATAAACTGCTGTTTCTGCAATTACTGTAAATGTAATGTTTGTAGTACCAAATGTAATAGTGCCTGTAGTGTTCATTACATATAATTCACCAGCACCTGTGTTACCTTCAGATACGAAGAACGCATCACCTTCACCTAGTGCATCAGAATCAGCTGTACCATAACTATCAGCATCTGTAGCTCTTGTTAATACCCAAGCAGTAGAACCATCACCAACAGTTGTTACTGTGTAAACACCATTATGTGCTGCATTTGTTTGGTTATAAACTAATACTCTATCTGCTGAAGATAATGTAACACCATCAATACTAATTGCTGCATTTGTTCCAGCATTTGTTAATGTCGCACCAACACCAGCTGTGCCATTGTCATAAGTAGCATTAAGATTACTTGGAGATTCAACTCTTACTGCATCGTGATAATGAATACCAGCAGATACAGCATTATCTACATACGCTTTTACTGATTGTTGTGTAGGCACTTTAGTTGCAGAATTAGATGACATTGTATCTTCATCTACAACAAACGACATACTAGAAGTAGTAGTATCTGATTCCATGACTGCACCAGCTGCATCTACATTAGTTGCGTCTGTTACATCAGCACTTGCTTCAATGCCAGATAGTTTTGTTTGTTCTGCACTTGTAAAAAATAGATTAGTAGAACCTTCTGTAATGTCATCTGAATCACTTGGTACTTGCGTATCTACATAAGTAGTTGTAGCCAATCCAGATATAAGATTTGCTTTTGTAATTTTTTTACTTGCGTTATCAGAAGTATCGGTTATAAGCAGAACATCATTATCTGCCGCAGTCGATAGTTCTGTTAACTCAGATACTTTAGTTGTGGACATATTTACTCCCTAGTTAATATTCTTCGGTTATTGTTTCCGTTAACGCTTCATTATAAATATACAGCAAATTTTCTGCTGTGCTTTCTTCATACATCAAATAAGGTAATCCTATTTGAATATATTTTTGTGATGCTTCAGTAAATAGGTATCTTGGATTTAAAGCTGTACTTTGCTCTAACTCTAACTCAATACCAAAAGTGTTTTCTGGTCTAAAAGCAGCATCTTCTATAATTTGTTGTCTACGATTAATGTAAGCAGCTCTAGCTTTTCTAAGCTTCCAATGAGCAGGTTTAGGTCTTATAAAAGGTCTTCCTATTTTCATAGTCTAAATAGTTGTTTTCTTCTACCTATTGCTTGTCTTTTATCTAGTTCTAATAACTCTTCTACAATCTTATCTATTAAAGGTTTGTATTGAGTTTTAACTGGACTATCTTTTCTAGGTGATATAGTTCCAGTTTGTATAGTATAACTTGTAGATTTAACTTTAGTTGATGAATCAGAAGGTGTAGATGTCATAGTATGTTCTGCTTCATAAGTTGTTGTAGGGAGTTTTCTTGATTCGTTATTACTCCCTAATTGTTTACCACCATAAGTAGGTGCTTTACCTTCAGATTTAACTGACTGTAATTCTTCTTTAGGGTCAAACATATCTTCTAACATTTTAACTATGCCAGATACTTCATCTTCTGGTTTATCATCTCCAGGAAAATAAAGTTTATTTTCTTGTAGATATTGGTCTAAAGTTTTATAGTCTTCGTTATCATCTTTCATATCACCATATTTATTATTGTATTCATTAACAATAATTTTATTCCAGATAGCACGAATCTTATCTTTAACTCTATCTATTTCTAACACATCAGTTGTGTCTTCAAATATATCCATGTCATGCATAACTTATATCCTTGGTTCCGTTTCTTTTATTTTCTCTAGTATTCCAACGAGTTCTTAACTCATGAGTTGTACCCCATTGTTTGCCAGATTTAGTTACACCATATTGTACATTAGTACAAAATGTTTGTTTAAAGTTTGCTTGACCACCACACTCAGGACATACTTGAGGTAATTCTCTATTATTATAAGAAGTCATGTGGTCTGATGCATGACCTTTATTACAATGGTATTCGTATATAGGCATCTTATTTCCTAATTAACATAGTATAACCCCCTCCGAAGAAGGGGCTATGTATGCTAACTATTAAGCAGCAGGTACTACAAATGCAACACCAGCATCATCACGAAGCTCTGCTACACCATATAGAGTATCAGCTGTAAATAGGTCACCTAAGTACTCTTGCTTGTACTGAGTTTGTGTTCTAACACCAACTTGCTCAGCAAATACAAGTGCATCACGATGCATCATCATACCAACTCTTGAATCTACAGAATCTGTAGAAGTAATAGTTGGGCAGTTAGATGTAGTGTATACATCAACACCATAGATTTGACCAATCTTACCAGTCTTGATTGCATCGCCATTACCGATGAATTGTTGCTCAGTAAATCTGTTGATTGCAAGCATATCATTAGCAGCAATCGGAGGAAGTACTAAAGAACGACCATCCATTGGGACATCAGCATCATCAAGAGTAAGAATCATTCTACGGATACCAGCATCTGTAATATCAGATGAGTTTGAAGTTGCACCATTAAAAGAAGTAGAACCATCGCCACCGATTACAGCGTTTTCATATAAAGCTGCACCTGTACCGCCAACTGTACCACCTTGGAAACCTTCTGCCAAAGCAAATAAGTCATCATCAACTTGAGTAGCTAGTGCATAACCAGCGTCATCTGTGTAGAATTTTCTCATTGATGCAAGAGATTGAACCTCTGCAATATCTTCAATTAACTTTGAATATTCATAGTGCTTGTTAATAGACACTTGAACTTCTGTGTTAGTTGAAGCAATAAGAGTTACTTGTGTGTTAGCTGCTTTAGCAGAAGCTGAACCACGAGTAGGCTTAGGAATGTGAATAGTATCACCTTTTTTACCTTTGTGATTCATCTTAGTTACTAAGTTAGCAACAACAAGATTTGATTTATAAGCACCAATAACTTCATCTGACCATAGTTCAGGAATAAAATTATTGGCAACTGATGTGGTTACATGATTTGAACCTAGAGCCATTATTATTCTCCTTAAGTATTATTTAACTCTTCCCTCAGCATAAGCTTTATAGATGTCATCTGCTAAAGCTGCATATCGCTCAGGGTCTTGTATTTGTAGTCGTTGTAAATCAACTCTACGATACACTTTTTTACTGCCAACAGATTCACCTGTAGAGTTAGTTTCAGAAGATGTACTCTTCATTGCTTTCCTTCTAGTCTTTGCTTGCTCTTCCTTAACTTCTTTTGTTTTAGTAATCATGTTACTTACCTTAAACATATTAATTAATTCATTAGCATCATCAAAGTCCCAGTTGTTATGTGCATTTTCATACATTCTTCTTCTGGCATTACTCTCAGAAACCCAAGACTTAAACTTTTCATCATTAATGACTTGTTCAAAGTCAGGATGTTCAGCTTTGAGTTTACCCAAACTTGCTTCTTGTGCAGCTTGGACTCTTTGTCTTTCAGCTTCTTTAAACTTAGGATGATTTTCTATTAAAGAACTCACAGCTTTCTGTGGGTCATCATAAAAAGTTTCATCAAAGTTTACAGTTTCTTCTTCTGGCTCAGTAGTAGATGCTTGAGGCAAAGAATCAAGTAGTTGTTGAATTTGTTTTCTTTGTTCACCAACTTCTTGACTTTGCTTTCCGATTAACTCTTCAGCATTTCTATGCATCTCAATTACATCTTCTAATGTTTTCCCAGCATACTTCTCAGGAATTTCACTTTTCGGTTCAGCTTCAACCGCAGTTTCTTCAACAGGTGTACTTTCTGTTGATTCTTCTGATGCATCTAAAGTTTCTTCAGCTGCAAATTCCAGATTTTCTGTTATTGGTTCTACACTCTCAGGTGTATTATCTACTACTATACTCATTACTATGTCCTCCGCCCTATCGGGTTATGAAGTTTAAATTATGATGGAGTCCCTTCGGATTGTTCCATCCCTATTTTTGTTGCTTCTTCTAAAGTTAATAATAAACTTAGAATATGCAACTGCCCTTTAGCGTGCCAAAGAGCTTTTTCATCTTCGATAGTGCTTATATCTTTAACCCTATCTTCAATGTTCTTTAATTCTTCTTTTAAATCTAACCAACCTTCAGTTGCAAATAACCTTAGTCGGTCATCAAAAAATTGCTTATCAGTTTTCATTACTGAATATTCTCACTAATTGGTACTTTATTTGCTTCAGCATTTGCTTTAGCTAAATTAAGTGCAGTTTCAGATTTTAAATGCTCCATTTCTGGAATATTTCTTTGAATCTCAGAAGCTTTACTAGCAATATCCATCTTAGATTTTTGAAGGTCTAAGTTTTGTTTTTCTAGTTTAAACATATCTTCTTGCATCTTAATTTGATTAGGTTGCATACTCTGTGCTTCAGAGTAATGTAACGCTGCTTTAGCTTTTTCTTCTTCTGCCTCAGCAATAGTCTTATTAATTTCAGCTTCTGCTTGACGCATTTGTAACTCAACACCCATTTGTTGCAACTGTTGTTGCTGTGGGTTAGGTTGCATACCTTGCATAAGTGATTTAACAATAGCATCTCTGTTATGAATGCTAGAGTTTTGGAACATAGCTAACATAATGACATTAAATGCAGGTGAATCCTTAGGAATTGCTTGTAGCATCTGGACCATTTGCTGCATTTCTAGCTCTTTAGCCATAATACCCATAGTTGAATATGGTACAAATTTAACATCTACTACAGGATACCTATCAACATCAAACTGAATCTTACGATATAAAGCTTTATTAATCATAGGAATCAAGAATGTGTTTTGGAAATTCATTAATGTGCGTTTCTGACGCTTAATAGAAGCAGATTGTGCCATTGACATACCAGATGCAGTAGCTCTGTCTGGATATGATAGGTCTGCACTACCAGTTCCCATCTGAATCATGTTTTGCAGCGCTTGTTGTTGCGTAAATGACTGTGGGTCTGTAGTTCCCATGTTTAATGGCATGATTGTATCTCTAGGATTACCATTTGTAAGTACAGTTTTTCCAGGTCTTACCTCAAACTTAATACCTCTTGGTAATCTAGTAGCATCAGCAGCCATCATAGGTGTAGTCGTTAGTGCAAGAGAGTCAATTCTTGCTCTCATTTCTGCATCTAACGCCTTTTGTGGGTTATAACCCTTCTCACATACACCTCTCCCCCAAAACTTATTAGGAACAATGTCATGTTGGTAAGAAATAAAAGGTCTATCCTTAGTCATAAAAGCATTTTCTTCTGCTCTTAGAATATATTCGTCATTTGCTATAGTAACTACAGCTTCAACCAACTCATCATTTAGTTCATATTCAAAATCATCCTTATCTTCTCCAGATTTAAGGAATCTTTTAGGAACTTTACCCCAATATTCTGTAATCTTTACTGAATCAGACTCATCTGCATTATCTGTTTCTTCATCAAAACCAAAATCTTCTGATTCATAACTACCTTCAATAGGTACATCTCTATAAATACCTTTATTAATACCATCAACAATATGGTATCTAGGTTTAATTACTTCATGTGCAACACCTAATGCTTCTTGAATGCTAGTTGCATCAGGGTCAATTAGAAATTGATAAGGTTCAATTGGTTCAATCTTAACATCGATAGAAGGAACTTGAGCAATTTGTCTATCTGTTGCTAATGTTCCAGCTATTGGTGATTCAACAGGAGAGTAATCTATGTTTTGCTCTACTACAATCTTACCAATACCAGTACCATAAATAGCACCATTTAAGAAAATTTCTGCAATTGAGTCTTTACATCCAGACTTTTCTAAATCTTCTTGTAATAAATTACGAACATATTCAGCATCACCTTTGTTTTGGTCCAACATATCATCTTGTAAGTCAAACCATTTACCTCTACCAAAAGTTGCTTCTTCTAATTCAGCTACAGCAGACTCAACTGCTTGTTGTAAAGCAGGAGATATTAATCTTGATTTTTCAGATGTTCTTGTTTTGTCTTCTTCAGCCCAAATACCACGCCATAATCTGTAGTATTCATCCCAGGTCCCATCATAATTAGTTTCTCTCCAGTTTCTCCAGTTATCTAGACGATAAGATAACCAAGAAGCTAGTGCTTGATATTTGTTTTCTTCTTGCATTTTTGAAAAGTCTGCATAAATTCATGCGTAATATAACATAAAAAGTTATCGCAATCACAACTTTTTTAAAAAATCAAGTATTTTTTTAATATCCAGAGATTAAATCTTCTGGTTCCCAGTCGTCATCTAGGTCTACTGAATGTGCAAAATCAGCAATAGAAACTTGGTCTATATATGCCAATGCATCTAATAAATCATCATGTGCGAGATGATTTGGAAAGTCTAGCATTTGTGAAATAAAATGTCGCCAGTCTTTATCTTCGTTAAAGACTATTTGGCCATGCTCCATTCTACCTTGGAGTGACCAAGTAATCCTTTCAGTTTTTTTCTTACCGCCATGGCGTAACTCATCGATATGAACAAATCTGTTATTGGTACGCATTTCGTCCTGTAAATATGGCATGATAGCGTTTTTTAAAGAACCTGTTTCGATACCGACTGTAGTTGCTTCGCTCATCTCGGCTGCTTTTAAAATCTTTGTAGCGGTTTCCTTTATAGTCCATCTACCATGTAGTATATCCTTAACCCACCACTTATCTCTATCTATTTTTACAACTGCTATTGCAGTTTCATCTAGTTTAGAACCTTTAAGTCCTCGTTCTTTTTCTACAGACTCAAAACCAGCAGGGTCAACAGCAATAACATAATTCCCATCATCAGGTTCACTTCCAGTTGAAAACCATGCTTCTTCAAAGATACCTCCAGTAAATGTTTCAAAACTTGCTTCAAACTCTTGCCTGAAAGCCATCGCTGACATTGATTTACGAGCAGCTTCAATTTCGCTTTCTGGTATATAAGGGTTGTCTGTAGAGTTGTAAGAAAAAGCTTCCCATTCATCTTCTTCATTTTTTTGTGCCTCCATATATAAGTCATAAAAATGATTTTTTCCTGCTGGTGTTCCAATAAACAAAGCACCACCTTGTACATCCGCAAGTGTAGGTCTAATGATTTGCTCCCACACATTGGGTTTCATAGACGCATATTCGTCTAATACCACATAAGCAAGACCAACACCACGAAGAGTATCTGGTCTGTCCGACCCTTTTAAAAAGATTTTTCTTCCGTTTGTTAAAGTTAATCTTGCAGTATTCTCATAGGCATCCGCAATCACATCTTTGCCCAATTGTTTCAACATATCCCACATGATGTCTTTTGCTTGTTGGAATGTAGGACCAATATAAAAGACATCTTTAGAATCAGATTGTAAAGCTTTAATTAATAATATCCAAGCAGCCAATCTAGATTTACCAAATCTACGCCCAGCAGCAACAACCTTAAATCTAGCTTCTGAGTTAAATATATTAATTTGAGCAGGATGTAGCTCTACATTAATCTGTGGCATTGTCTTCTATTATTTCTGCAACAACTTCATCATCAGATTTAGTATCAACATCCTTCAGCTTCTTAGTTGCAGCCATCTCTTCTATCTGCTCAGCAGTTCCAACATTAATAACTAAACCACCATCATCTCTAGTGTGTTTAATTTCAACTGCCTTTTGTGGTGGAACAATTCTATCCATACACATCTTTAGGCAATGAACATCACCTTTCAATGCCTTTTCTATAACTACCTCAACAATCTCTTCACCTCTAGAGCTTAAGAGTTCTCTAGCCAACTGAGTGTATTTGTTAACTGAACCTTTAGGTCTACCCTTAGGGTTCAACACAACACCTTTCTTAAGTATAGGATTACCTTTATTGAATTTTCTTCTGTCTGTCATTTAGTTATCTACTCCTTAGTAGGCTAAACTTATAAGATACTTAGGTTATATAAGACTTTTCTTTAATGGGAATTAGTTTTTGTTTAGTTGGCCCCTAGTAAAAGTTTTCTAGGTAATAACTTCTCAAAATAATCATCCCCGTTACAGAAGTGTTTTTATGTTCACTTAAGTAGTGAAACCGATTGTACCTGATAAATTCGATTCTGTCTACTTTCTACTATTGAAAAATACGATGATTGTAACATAGTTCTATTAAATAATTAAATAAACTCGAAATTTACTCTGGTCTGTAGGTGATAGTTTATTATACTCCCGCTCATCTTATGTGGGTCCCCCTGTGTCCCCCATGAGTTACACCAGAATTACAGGTGTTTACTCAAATTAGATGTGTATATGAGTGTGATAGACAATCAAACCCATCTTGTGATTGGAGTTTATTATTACTACTCTCGGAAGTCCAAATACTACCAGAACCCCTTGTATGTCAATGGTTACACGAGCAATCAAAGATTGCCATTGACATACTGCACTTGCCTTAACGGCATTCTGGTTGTGGGTGTGTGTCCATCGAGTAGTTGGACTTATTTAATATAACTATATAAGGAGAAACAAAAATGATTCTATCAGATGAATTTGGTTTAAATGAAATTATAAGTAATGATTATGTTCAAAGTGATTTTGTATGTGATGATTTTAGATGTAGTGATTCAGATATGAAATCAATAGAGATTCATGTTGGACATAAGTTAGAACTAGATGAGTTTAAATCTGATGTCTACAATGTGATGGTCGGCATTTGTGCCAATAATTATTTATAAGCAGGAGAAACAATTATGTTAAAACAAGTTACTAATTTATTCAACGATAAGAACTTTACTATCGACAATGTTATCGAAAACAGAGAAGGTATTAAAGATATTGAGAAATCATCTCTAGGTTCTGTTATCAAGTCTGTCTGTTGGGCAATGGATAACAAGGTTACTAACCAACACAAGTATATTCTTGCTCAGGTTCAGGAACTCAAAGATATGTTGGAATCTAGTTATGTTGGAACTGATAGTCATGACTATGCTGTAGAACGCAAGAAAGAATACATTGAGCATCTTATGACTACTGAAGATGAAGTTAAACAATTCAAAGATACTATGTATCAAATTCATAAAGATGTCTTTGGAACTGATTATGTTAAACCTTCTAAATCAGGTAAAGCAACTAAGACAGATACTGCTTCGACTCTTGAAGCGAAACAATTACTTGCTAAGTTTGACATCAAGTAAATAATCTGAGGGGTTGGGTTTATCTCAACCTCTCTTTTTTTATGGTCGTAGGAATTTGAGTAAACGCTGTAATTCTGGACACCTATAAAGATTGGGTCTAGTAAGGGATTTTTCGAGTCACTTATAGAGAGGGTCTAGTCAAGGATTTTTTGTAATCACAAGGAGGTTATATGCCTATAGATTGGTATGAATATTATCGTCAAAATATTATTGAAGTAAATGAATTTGTAGACAGACATATCTACAATAACTGTTCAGATATTATCTCAATGATAAATGACTGTGAGCAAGGGGATTTAGATGATTGGTATGTAGTGTTCCGAGAAGATACTGATGAGGATGGTAATGTAATTAATGTTGTTCAAGATGAGGTAATGCAACATTGGTTTGTATCTGATTGGTTGGCCAACAAACTACTAGAGAAAGGTGAGAAAGTAGAAGACATTGGCA